CATCGGGCTCAGCTTCAGATTCAAAAGCTGGTTTAGCTGCTACTGGTGGTAGCTTTACAACGCCATCTTGCTGAGCAACAGTTAACTGAATAACTCTCTTGGACTCTTGAGTAGCTTGTGCTGCTTCTACAACATCAATCTCTTCATCGGTTAAATGACGCACTGGGGTAAACTTCAGCACATCAGCCGTCTCGTTCTCATCAAATGCAATCTGAGTAATGATGCGATCAATGCTCTCGCCGTTAGCTGGCAGAAACTTAATATAGCTCTCAAATGGATGCGTATTACCAACACCCTTACCAAACAAAGATTTGGCTGGAATATTAAATTGATAAATATCTCCACTCATATCATTCTCAAGCAACACAGCAACACGACGATTAAAGCGACATGCACGACCTTTGCCGTTTGTACCTGAACCATCAATGTTTTGTGAGCAGGTAGCGCAGTTTGTAGACTGAGCATTGGCAGCTTTAGGGTCAGGTACATCGCCTTGGTTAGACCAGCAGTCAGGTAGAGTTGGGGCAGCATCAGGATCAAACGCAGTAGCGTAGAACTGACGAGATACCTTTGGTAATGCGTTAATAACGATTACATTTAAGAAACCATCTTTAACCTTGCCTGCTTCTTTGCCGTTCACAATGCGACGGAATACGCCTTTGGACATGGTAATACGACGGCTAGTAGAACCGCCACCGCTATCCGCTAGAGCTTTAGATAATTCGCTAACCTCACGATTAGTTGCTACTGTGTTTTGCTGCTGAAAAATAGAAATATTACTCATGTTTTGCTCCTTCTAACGACCACGGTGTATTTACTGTCTGCTTGTAAACCAGCAGGTAACAGATTTGGATTCTCTTCAAGAAACTGCTTGAGGTTAGTTTGATGTATCCTCTTCTCGAGCAGGGGGTAGGCATCATGTTCTTGTATGAACTGATACATAGAATCCCAATCAGTCGTCCAGTACCGTGTATCCACTTTACGAATAATTGTCCCTGCTGGTGTTTTAATGCTATCGGCATTGTTGTCACGACATACTTCAAGCATCTTTTCTGCGAGCAAGTCCTGTTGAGCTTTTAACTCTTCGTCTTGTTGCTCGTACAACTCTTTAATCTCAGCTCGCTTGTCTCTAATTTTGATGTAAATCTCGGCAAGCTTGTCTGTTTGTACATCTTCCATTTTTAGCTCCTTCTAACTACGAACCACTAGTATACCAATGACTTTGACAATGTCAAGCTATTTCTTCAATTTCTTGTCTGTACAAGTCAATTATTTTTGTGTGGCTGTCTATATTATTTTGTAACATTTTGTAAAGCCTAGCTTCTACTTCACTTCCTTTGATATGCACAATGGTCATGGGGTTCTTTTGCCCCGGGCGGTTAATACGTGCATTGGCTTGCAAGTACGTTTCTACGCTGGTCACAGGAGCATACCAAATGATTACATTAGCAGCAGTTAGTGTTAACCCGTGAGACGCTGCTTGAGGTTGGATTATCAAGACTCTAATGTTATCTGTCTCTTGGAAGTCTTTAATTATCTCGTGCCGTTTATTTACAGGCACTTGCCCGTTGATAATTCCGCAGGTGATATTAGCTCCGGTAAGATATTTGTCTAGCAGTTCTATAGTATGTGTAAACGGAACAAACACCAGGACCTTATGTGAAGCTTCGTTAATAACCTCTTCAATAACACGTAGGCGGTTGGACACGTCAAACTCTATGACTTCTCTAGTATCGGTATAGACCGCACCGCCAGAAATCTGCAGTAGCTTATTAATGTTGGTAGCCGCATTTACCGAAGTAACCTGCTCTCCATCTGCGTGTATCAGCATTTGTTTCTTGAGCAATTTGTAATACTTAATTTGCTGGGGGGTAAGGGGTGCATCCCGTTCTACAAAGGTTACGTCAGGCAAATCTAAGCATTGATCTTTTTCAAACCGAATAGCAGGTTGTAACACTTTATGCACAACAGCTTGTGCTTGGGGTTTTGGTATCCAACGATAGGTGCCGACCTTATACATAACTTGGTCACGGAACTGCCCATAGAACTTAGGGGTGCCGTTGGGATTAATAAGCTTGGCTAGGCCAAATGCGTCTACGGGAGATTGTGCTGCTGGAGTACCAGTAAGCATCCACAGACCCTTAACTTGGGTGGCTATGTCTCTAAGGGTCTTCCAACGGGTTGTCTGTGCATTTTTATAGGCACTTGCCTCGTCCACCACGATCAGATCAAACCCACCTTTTAGGACTTCTTCTTTGACGATGTCTACCCCATCAAAGTTAATAATGACAAACTCAGCATTGTTGGCAAGTATTTTCTTGCGGTGAGCTGGGGTGCCGTGGGCAACGTCGCATGTGCGGTGGATAGCAAACTTAAATAAGTCCTGTTGCCATGCCGACTTCATAATAGATAGTGGGCAGATCACAAGCACACGACGCACGACACCTAAATTCATCAGGTAGTCTGATGCCCATATCACGCTAGCCGTTTTACCTGTACCCTGCTCGTTAAAGCAAAATGCCCTGCGGTTAAGCGTTAAAAACTCAGAAGTCTGCTTTTGGTGTGCAAAAGGTTTGTGTTTGCCAGGCCAGTTGTAGTCCGTTAGGATGCTATTTTTTGCTGACATTCCGTTTGACGGAGTGGTCTGAGTTCCTGCTAAACGATCTGTTTTTGCTAGCGGGTTTAACCTTGAGATTACCCCTAGCACTTGTTCCCCCCTTGCTGAGAGGTTGTGCATGATCGACGTCTTTTCCATCACCCTTATGTACCTTTCCTTCTTTCATTAGCTCCGCACGGGCAGCGTTACGCTTGCCCCTATTTTTAATTTGTTCGGGTTTACCCTGATACTGTTCGTATTCTTTTTTATATGGTCTAGGCTTGTTCACGTATGGCATTTTGTTCCTCCTCGTAGGGATCCTTTATTTTGCCGTAAAACGGTAGAGTCAACAAGCCAGTTTGTTGCAATGCTAATTTAAACCCATCTTTTTCAAATGACCCCCTAATTTTTACTCGTACTGCTTGAGCTTCAACAACGTGCCATTTTCCATCTACCTTAACCGCTATTTCCATATCGTAGCCACCACCCAAATCTGCGTTGCAGTCTATGTAGCTTTCGCAATCTGTTTTATGGGCTTCTTCTCCAACCCCAAACTCAACCGTAAAGTTAGATGCAGGATCGTGGTACGAGTGTTTAAACTCAGGGGTTTTTACATCTAAAGGGCAGTCGTCCATCCCGTAGCATCTAGTCATTTACGTCTCTCCTTATAGTTATGGCAAGTCTTAACGGGGCACCAACCGCATAACGGACCCGCTACTGCGTTCCATACCCCTGTTTTTAGGGCTGTTTCTAGTCGTTCTAAATCAAACCGCACATGCTCAAAGTAAGCCATTTTGTGCATTGAACTATGTTCTTTATTAACAAACTCGTTACTAACTACGAATATCAAAGCAGACTTAAGCGTTTTAAGTTCTGGGAAGTGAGCAAATACCGCACCTGCTAGTAAATCCAACTGTTTTAAGTCAGCATACTTTGCGTTCTTACTGCTCTTGTAATCCACTAAGTAGCCTTCATCACCATTAACAATCAGCAAGTCAGCAATACCCCGATACCACGCATCTTTATCGTAGAACCCACAAGGATTAAGTCTGCCACCTTTATTAGATACGCCTAGTTCAATCTCAGTATGCTTCTCACCTGGTATCTTCTTAAGCGCATCTACTGTTTCTTGAATAAACGCAAACTGAGGAGGTATGGGTGTGCCATCTTTAATATAGTCCTCAGCAACTTTGTGTAGCTCCTTGCCATATATTGTGGCTTCGCTACCTTCATCTTTAATATCCTTGGCTACCTTAAGATGGTAATACTTCTTTGGGCATTGTTGGAATGTTTTAAGACTGCTATATGACCATGCTGGCATATTATTTTCCAAATCTTGGCATGCAAGTTACATCGACAGGAACATCCGCTAAGGATCCGTTAATCTTACGTCTAGATAGTATGACTGATGGTCTAAGCCCACTAGATTCGCATTCTTGAACCGCCATAATTACTTGACTACGACTCATTTGTGTAACTTCTTTTTCTACTAATAATGTAGTATCAGGTAGTTTAGAGTTGTCTACGTAAGGCGATGAGCATGCCCCTAGCAAACCGCATGTTAACAAAATTAATTTTTTCATTCTTTTCTCCTCTTTGATGCATATTTAGTTTCAGAAATTCTTGCTATGCAGTGAGCACACTTCCATCGTCGAATTGGTCTATGCCGACTACCAACAACAAGCACTTGACCACCAATATCAGGCTGATAGCTAGTACAGCTCGAGCAATATTTCTTTCCACACTCAAGCACCTTTTCTGATGTATCTTTTTCTAGGTTT